AAAGCTTTCTTGAGGTTGGTTTTATCTGGGCCTTTCATTTCGCCTGCAGCGGCTCTTGCAAGTACAGGAGACGTAGCGCCTGCTTTTACTGCTTTACCTGCTCCTGACTGTAATTCTGTTGCACCTTGAGCCTGGATTTCCGCAGTGGTAGTCTCTAACTGTTTCAATTCGGCAGTGTACTTTTGTAAAGCACTTTCTGCTGCGTCTGCTTTTTCGACCTGCCCTGCAAAAAAGTCAGTAATCGCTGTTCCCATTTCTCCAACAAAAGGCATATTTTTTGCAATACCTACACCAATAGCACCAAAGAATAAAGCTGCAACAGCTGCATTATCGTTCATAAAACGGGCTAGTGCTTCAAATGGAGGAAGTAAGAATTCTGCAACGGTTTTTGCTAGATCACTGAATGTAGCACCAAGCTGTGTAAAGGGGTTTGCCATGCCTTCCTGCTCGCCTACTACCTTGTTAAGCTGTTCCATAGTTTCTAAATAAACAGCTTGGGAGGCGTCTGCCGAAGATAGTGCGTCTGCTGAAATCCCTAGAGAATCTGCATATTTTCTTTTTGCGTTTTCTAGTTTAAGAGTAATACCTAATTCGTCAAGTAGTTCCGGTTCTGCTTTTGACACACCGCGTGTTAAACGATCAAAAGAGTCTGTAAAGTTACGACCCAAGACGTTAGATACTTTTAGAGCACCTTCTGCCATGGCATCCATTTGAGCAGAGGAAAAGCCTTTTGCTAAACCCATTGCGGAAGCTGCTGCAGCTGACTTAAAGTCTAGCATGCCCTTAGATGCGGTACGTAACTTATTAGTAAGACTGTCCATAGCGATACCGCTATTCTGAGCAAACTGTACCTGACTCTGTTCTAGAACGGAAACGTCCGAAGCATTCTTAAAGAAGTTAAAAGCTGCGGATAGGGCGAAGACACTCGCGGCAAAAGTAGCATAAGCACCTACTAAACCGCCCATGCCTTGAGCCATTTTTGAAAAGTTTTTCGTACCGTTAGCAGAAGTCTGTGCGGCACCTTTGAGGTTACGATCGGCGGTTTGAGCACTTTTACCTGTCTCATCTAAGCCTTTCGCAGCTTTCTTAGCTTGCTGCCCTACTTGTTTAAGACTACCATCTTCGGTAACTTTGAATGTAAGAGTAACTGTATTATTTGACATTAGCCCTGCACGTTATGGGTGAAAGTTTTTCCACCGCCCGCAGACTTACGTTCGTCTGCCTTTCTTTTTCTATCACTTTTGTCTGACTGATATTTTACTATTATGTTTTCATATATCTTCATAATATAAAGTACTTCTCTGCGATCATGTACTTCAAAAAGTTCAAACAAATATTGTATATTATTCCAATTCTTGCCCATGTATTGCCCTGACATACCTTCATATCGGTCTTCAAGGAAACTAAATACAAAAAATGCCACTTGGACTTCAGTAGGAAAACCTGAAATCTCAATTGGCATCTTGTCGGGGTCTGGCTCTTGCCCAAGCTGTTCACAGATAAGAATGTACTTATCCACGTCAATAGCTTGGTCCTCTTCTTTTACATATCTTTCAAGCAGACCCTTTATACGGGCTACTTGTTCCCAGTAAAATTTTCTAGTTCACTAACTGTCTCCGTAACCCATGTATCAAAAATACTGGAGTTACGCATTAACAGCTCGGAATTTTCCTGAGTATGCAATAATTCATCGTCTGCGTCGAGGGCCGAGACATCCACCAATAGAAGCTCTTCTAGGTAACGATATTTTAAGCCGGACCATCCTTTGATTACTGATTTTGTGTACTCTACTAAAAACTTATCTTCATCAAGAATTTCTTCAGGTTGATGAGTCTTTTTGTTGAACTTATTAGTAACACACTTCTTTCGTAGCTTTACTAGTTCTTCTCGTGCTAGGTAGCACAAACTTACAGACATACCCTTGTAACCTGGGAAATCGATCTCTAATGTCTTACTGGGGGTCATTAAACTTGCTAATGAAATTGGGCTATCGGTCATTTGTTTATCCTTATTATAAAGTTATGTAAATAAAACAGGGGTGAAAAATCCACCCCTGCTTTGATTTTCTATTCCATAGTATAGTCGAAATGACCTCGTATGTCAAGATTTATTTTTCTGATCCTTTCTCGTTACTGAGAAGTAATACCTTTATAGTGTACTTTTACTTCATCAGCTGCGGAGATGCTAGTGGGCAATGCGTGGAAGTTTATTTCCATGCCTATTACATCTTCAATGGTATGAGTAGGGATTTCCAAGTGCGCTTTAGGGCATTCAAATTCAATACCTGGAGCAGCATTTGCGCCACCAACTTGCAGTTTAAGCGAGAAAGAATTAGTTTCGTTATCGCTTGAAAGTCTCAGATCTTCCATAAGATCAGCAGAGGCTGCTGAGTTATGATCCAAGTAGCAAGTTACATTACCTACAACAGAACGAGTACCCATAACGTGACCTAAAGGTACATTTACAATACCTAGGCTAGAGGGGGTTACATACTCTACATTATTTGTAATAGTAATACTTCCGCCAGTCAACACCAGACTATAAGCCGCTAACATATTACCAGCTGCTGTGGTTGTAAGAGCAAGAGTACTTAAACGGTTACGAATAAAGTTGTTAGTGTTGATCAGTTCTGCATCAAGTACTTCAATAGTAGAAACAGTTGGAGCTGAAGCAGGCTCTTTGATTTGCTTGGCCATTCCAGACCAGTTCAAAGTAGCAATACCATCAATATCAAAATCAGCTTGACACTCATTAATTGTAGCATCTTCTAGTTCGTACCAAAGATCAGTACCGCCGTTAGCAGGGAACTTAAAGTAAATAGTAGCTGTTGGGAATGTTAGCAAGTTAGAGCTTTCAAAGTCAACAGTTGCCTTAGTCGCAGCATTATCAATAACATCAGTCCACTTGTTGGCTGTATCATTGTATTCTGCATGTTCTGCACCGGCTATCATGGCCCAGAGTACTTCTTCTACTGCGTGATGTTCGTCAGCACTAGACACGTCACGAGTAAACGGACGAGCATAAGTTGAAAAACTCCACTCAGCAGGAGCTAAAGAGTCAGTAAATAACTTACGTGCTCTACGATTTGAATTAGAAGCGCCCGCCATTTCTTTGAGGGTTACCTCTGCAGTGTTTGTTGCTTGCGAGAAGCTGAAGCCATCTAAAACCGGAATTTCCCATATTTTGGTACCGAATTTTACATAGACATTTACTTCGCGACTTAAATGTAAAGAATTTGCCATAGTTAATCTCCTATGATATCTTGAAAAGACATGGTCATTGAACTATTGTTCGTGCCAGTATTTTCTAGTAACGAACCTCTATAAGTATTTCTCCTACTCCTAGTGGTTCTAATACACCTTCATCAGTATCAATACTGATTATAGTGATTTGTTGTGTATAATGAAGCGCCCCTTGGCGATCATTATACTGTAATCGAGAGTTATTTTCTAATACAGTTTCGACGTCTTCGAGTAGCTCATCTAGAGCTTCTACCGCGTCTTCTGCCTGTACGTAGCAACGAAGAGTAACAGACAAGAATCTATCTTTATATCCACCGCCTTGGTACTCTCTCGTTTCAGATCCCGCATTTAAATGTACTGCAGGGAACTCTTCTACTTCGTCCCAGAACTTTAGTCTGGGAGAAACATTCTCAGACAGATCAGAAAGGTAGCCCCCTGATCCATTTATATCTTTTAACACCTCCGCAAGAGCAGCTACAATGCCTAATCTGCGTGTCGTGTAGTCTCTTGTTGCCATTAAACTCTCCTAGTGTAGAATCTTCCGATTGCAAGATCTTTTGCAATCTCTCTTATGGATCTATCAATTAGACCTCGAGGATCTCTGTTTCCATTTGCCCAAGGGGCTGAACCGTTCCCTCCATCTTCAAAAACTTGATAAGGGTTCATCTGGTACTTGTAACCGAAACTTGGAAAGCCTTTTGGTGTCTGTATTACATCTGTAACTCTAACACTTTCTGCAAAGCGGCCAGTTCTATTTACAAGACCTGGAGAATCCATATTCTTACGTACAGTCTCCGGTAACTCTTTATTTATCATAGCTACCATTGCTAAAGGTTGAGAGGCTGCAGAAGCTTTTGCTTTTTCTTTTTTCTTTCTTGTCTTGATTCTTCTTGCTGTCAAAGCTACCGAGGCAGATGTTTTTGTACTAGTTGTTTTGCTTTTAGTTTTAGTCTTAAGCTTTACTGATTTGCTTTTAACTTTAAGATATTTTTTACCCTTAAAATTTTCCGTAACTGCTGCTAATGCCTTTTCTTTTAAAGTGGAAGACCCTTCCATGTTTAGTAACGAGTTATGTCCTGTTTCCGACAAGGTTGATACAAATTCTCTAAAAATGGCTTTCAGTGCTTTCTCTTCTGAAGATTCTTTTATATTATCTTTACCAGATTGAAATGCAATAACTGAAACATAGTTTGCAGTAAGTTTTCCTTGCTTTGTAACTATTTGTTCTGCATTTGTAACAAGTCTTTTTATGTCTCTAAAAGCCTTTACTCCTTCGAACCTTCCTGATCTAAATGCTCCCTCTAAGTTATAAAGAAGAAGTTTCTTAGTTGGAGCATCTAATCCTGCAACAGAAGAAGCTATCTGAACTTGAGAAACTGCATTACCTTTTGCTCCATGACCTTTGTGAAGATTCTTAGATACTGTTTTTGACTCCGCATCTGAGATTGCTCCTTCTGCTACTAGTGTTTTTAACATAGTATTTTTAATAGTAGTAATAGACCTAGAAAAACTACTTACTATAAACATATCCTTATTTAGAGTATAAGGTAGGTTTATTTCGGGTAACTTAGCTACTACTGCATTATATCTTCGTTTGTGTCTTGTCTTAAAATTACTTTGTAACTTCTTAGCGTGCTTTTGCGCTTCTTTTAATGCTTTTGTTAAATGAGCTGCTTTTGGTCTATGACCTGTGGCGGCTTCTATTACTTGTTGCAGCTCTTTTGTATCTGCTAAAATTAAAAGCTGGCCTCTTTGACGAGTTACAGCTTTACGAGCTTCTGCATCTAGTTTTTTCAGCAGAGGCTTTGTGAATTTTCTGTCAAAAGCCTGTGTACTCATTTAAAAATTCTTATATAGATCCAAAACACGCTTAATATGGTCAGGAAACGCTACGTTGTTCTTCTGACTAGAGGAAGTGCTGTTTTGGATGCTTGCACCTTGTATAGTTTGACGACCTTTGTGCTCGTCTTTTACATAGTAGGTGATTAAATCAATAACTGCAAGCTGAAGGTCTAAAGGACATGCCGAGTAGCCTGCCTTGTACGTAACCTTAACGGCACCGGGACCCGTAGGCCATGTCTTTCTAGTGCCTGCGGTAGTTACTCGGTAAATGCCATCAGTTGTGGCGTCTGCGTAGTATTCCGTAGCCGGTACAGTTGTATATGCCTGACTAAAGTCTTTTCTTTCTTGAACAGAGGTTACAGATACTAGAGGGCTCTCTGTGAGCTGCACTAAGTTACTGGACCATTCAATACTAAACTCTTCTACTTTGTCGGATGAGTGGAAGTCAATTATTGAGTTTCCACAATAAGTTTTCACTAATTGACTTACGGCAGAGATTAAAGAAGAGATACGTGCATCTTCCTTTGTGCTCTGAATATTTTCAGAAATTTTGTATTCTTCTAATGTTATTAAGTTTGCCATAAGTCCATTACTAAAAACTTGAGGGGAGCGGACTCCCCTCTCGTTTGCTTTTTAGATTAAGCTACACAATCGATCTTAACTGCAGATCGGTTACCAGCTGAGTCTGCAACCAACTCTTCAAAGCCAAGGGCTTGTGAAGCGACGATTACGTTACGCTGATTACCAACTTCGTAGTCAGTCTCAACTGTAATACCACGTAGACGTGGGATAGCATAGTTGCGAGTATTAACTGCGAAAGCTGCTGGGATACCAGCGGTTTCAGCAGGGAAGCTGTCAGATACGATTACTGGAGAACCGAATACAGCTCCGATTTGACCAGTGATCTTAGTAGCCAGATCAGAACCTACGTCAGTGATATCCTGGAAGGCTGCATCTTCGATAAGCTCGAAGTAGCGTGCTTGAGATACAATGTAAGCAACGTCAGACGGGTTAATACCATACTTACCCATATCCTTACGAGCGCCCATAAGCATAGCAGCAGTAAGAGTAGCAGAGTTGCCAGCAGCAATTGAAGTTCCGCTAATATCAAGTAGAGCAGAAGTAGCAGTAGCATATCCGTCAAGACCAGTGATAGAACCAGAACCGTTAATGATAGCGTTATCAACAGCGCGTGCGTGAGCGCGGGCAACTGAATCAACAAGCATAGGCATCAAGTTAATGAGAACTTGCTCATCTACGTTGTTGTCCATGAAAGTCTGGCTGATCAAACGATAAGCATTCAAAATTACCTGCTCAGGCTGGAAGGTGTTAGCAGCATTGTTAGCAGTGTTAATTGAGTGCAAGTTACCAGCAGAAGCAGCTCCAGTTTGGAAAGTAGCAGCTGATACATCAGGCTGGATTGGCAATACAGTAGCGGCGCCATTCACCTGAATCTCACGGAACAGACCAGCTGTACGCAAGTTTAAAGTAACTTCTTTTTCGATTTGACGAGCAACTTCTTGATCGATGTCAGCGGCTTGGTCAGTATATACAACACCAGCTTTTTCAAATACGTCACGGCCGAAATCAGTACCAGTGATACCTTTACCAGTCATAGTACCTAACAAGCTTGCGTGCATGAACTCACGGCCCCACTTAGATACGTCGCCTTTTGCGCGACCATCGGTGCCGAAAGTACGCTTGCTGTTACGCATAGCTTCGATTTCGGTGTTCTTCTCTTCTAGTTGAGACTTGAAAGAGTTAAGGACTTCGTCCATTTTAGCGTCTTTCTCGCCTAACTTGGCTTCGATGTCAGCCATTAGTGCTTCAACGCCAGTCTGAATTCCAGTCTTGACTTTGATGTCTTGTGCTTCAATAAATGAAGCTTGGTCAGCTGCTGCTTTAACTTCTGCTTGTTCAGCTGCTTTTTGCTCGGCTTGCTTCATAGCAATCTTAGCAGCTGTATCTTCAGCCACCTTCTTTGCAAAAGCTTCCAAGTCGATGTTTTGATTATCCATCTTGATCTCCTGATCTGCGGATTTAATTTCCGCGCTTTGAGGTGTGTCACTAGCTATTCCCGAAGTAATAACTTCATCCTTAGCCAGAGACTGACCTGCTAGATCTACACGATTTGTGAAAGTTTTTTTGAATTCTTCGTACTCATCAGATGAGTCAAAAGACTTCGCGAGCGAAAAAGTAGCTGACTGATTACAGGGTACAGATACAACTGATACCTCGAATAATTCAGCGTCCTTAATCATTAGTCCGTCGGTTTCCTTAATATAATCAGCATCCTTGACTCGGAAACCTACGGAAAAGGCCCCAAGAACACCGTCTTTTACTAGTTCTGCAACATTAGCAGGTGCTGACTTGCTAATCTTACATTCTAACTCCAAACCATTTGGTCCAGCTTTCAGACCTGTGGCTCGGCCAATTGGCTTGTCATAATCATGATTAAACAAGATAATTGGATTTTTTTCAAAGTTCGTTAGCCCACCTTTTTGCCAAGCTTCTGCTGAGATGGAGTCACCTGCGCGATCAAAGTCAGCCGTACTTGCCATTCCACGAATCATTACAGAACCATCGTCCTGCGTCTGAGTCTTGAAAGTAGACGTCAGATTAAAGATTTTATTCATCATCTTTATCCTTAATTACTGCTGGTTTAATAGCAGGCTTGACCGCAGCTTTGGGCTTTGGTGCTTTAGGCGGTACAGGCTTAGGCTTTGGTGGAGGGTTCTCCTTAAGCTTAATCTGTGCCCACACTTCCGGAAGATTTGTTTCCATAATGTTTAACATACGGCTCCAGCTTCCAAAATGATTTAATACAATACCTGCTCTAACAGGTGTTCGCGTTTTCATGTGCTCATAATCATGTTTGCTAAGGACTTTGCCCTCTTCTAGCATAACCATTGATACAGCTTCGAGGACGCTACCTCTTTGTCTCATACTTCCCATTATTCCTCCGTCTCTTCGACAGGCCTTCCGCCTTCGTCGGGGTTAGTTGCAGAACCAGCAATATTTGCCGGAACGCGGATGTCTTCAGTACCTGTTACAAAGTCGAAACCTAATGCTTTTCGTGCTTCTGCAGGGGTTATAATTCCTCCGTTTACTAGTGATGTATAGTAAGCGGAAGAGTCTCTTAGCTCTGG